CCAGACAAACTTCCTATCCGCTTCTGAAAGGGAAGTTTTGTACGGTGGGGCGGCTGGTGGTGGTAAGAGTTTTGCTATGCTGGCTGACCCACTTCACGGTTTAAATGACCCAAATTTTAGTGGACTATTAGTTCGACATACTACGGAGGAGTTACGTGAACTTATTCAAAAAAGCCAAGAGCTTTATCCTAAAGCCATTCCAGGTATTAAGTGGAGTGAGCGTAAAAGTCAGTGGATTGCTCCTAGGGGCGGTAGGCTATGGATGTCGTATCTTGATAAAGATATGGATGTCACTCGTTACCAAGGTCAAGCGTTTAATTGGATTGGGTTCGACGAATTAACGCAGTGGCCTACGCCTTATGCGTGGGACTACATGAGATCACGACTTCGTTCAGCTTTTAGTTCGCAGCTAGGGCTGTACATGAGGGCAACTACAAACCCAGGTGGCAACGGACACCAGTGGGTTAAGAAGATGTTTATAGACCCATCACCGTCAGGTAAACCTTTTTGGGCTACTAACATTGAAACAGGTGAGGTTATCAAGTTCCCTAAAGGGCATAGCCGTGAAGGAGAACCTCTATTTAAACGTAGGTTTATACCTGCTAGTTTGTTTGATAACCCATACCTAGCAGAAACTGGTGACTACGAAGCAATGCTACTATCATTGCCAGAGCACCAAAGAAAGCAGTTACTAGAAGGTAACTGGGATGTTAACGAAGGGGCAGCATTCCCTGAGTTTAATCGAAGCATACATGTTATAGAGCCTATTGAAATACCTGATGCGTGGCCTAAGTTTAGGGCTTGTGATTATGGTTACGGTTCTTTTACAGGAGTTCTTTGGTTTGCTGTTACCCCAAGTGAACAGCTTGTTGTATACAGGGAGCTTTATTGTTCAAAAGTTACAGCTACTGATCTAGCAGATATGATAATAGATGCAGAAGCTGATGATGGCACTATCAGGTACGGTGTGTTGGACTCGTCACTCTGGCATAAAAGAGGCGATACTGGCCCATCACTTGCAGAGCAAATGAACATGAAGGGTTGCCGTTGGCGTCCTTCGGATCGCTCTCGTGGTTCTAGGGTTGCTGGTAAGAACGAGATACACCGTAGGTTGCAGGTGGATGAGTTCACCGAAATGCCAAGGCTTGTGTTCTTCTCCACCTGCACCAACACTATAGCTCAAATCCCTGCGATTCCGCTAGACAAAAAGAACCCTGAAGACGTTGATACAAATTCGGAAGATCACTTGTATGACGCACTACGTTATGGTATAATGACTAGGCCACGTAGTTCTATCTGGGACTTCAACCCAGCAAAACAAAACTCTGGCTTTCAAATGTCGGACTCAACTTTTGGATATTAAGTAAATGGCAGAAATAGACGATCTCTCTTTTGAGACAGACGAAGTAGTAGCAGCCGAATCTAGTGAAGACAGTTTGTTTACTAGCTTAAACGGAATTACAGCTTTTGTAACTGAGCGTTTTAAACGTGCAGAAGATGCAAGACTAAGTGATGAAGAACGTTGGTTACGCTCTTATCGTAACTATCGTGGTATATATGGACCAGAGGTACAGTTTACATCTAGTGAAAAGTCAAAGGTATTTGTTAAAGTAACTAAGACAAAAACACTAGCTGCTTACGGACAGATTGTGGATGTACTGTTTGGTAACAATAAGTTTCCTCTTTCTGTTGAACCATCGGTATTACCAGATGGTGTAGCAGAGTCCGTACACATTAATATAGATCCTAATGCAGGTCCAGCGCAAGGCGCACTAGCTGAAGCTTTTGGTGAAGAACCTGCCAAGCCTTACTTGATTGGTCCTGATACTGATTTACAGCCAGGTGAAACACGTACTACACTACTAAAACGTTTAGGTGGTATGGATAAGAAGTTAGGACCAGTAGGCGATAAACTTATTGAAGGTGACGGTACAACACCTACTACAGTTACATTCCATCCTGCTATGATAGCAGCTAAGAAGATGGAAAAGAAAATACATGATCAGTTAAACGAATCTGGTGCATCTAAACATCTACGCAGCATGGCATTTGAAATGGCATTGCTAGGCACAGGTGTAATGAAAGGACCGTTTGCTGTAGATAAAGAGTATCCTAACTGGGATGAAGAAGGTGAGTACGATCCTCTAGTCAAGACTGTGCCATCAACTAATCATGTTTCAGTATGGAACTTCTATCCAGATCCTGAATCTACAAGTATGGATGACGCTGAGTATGTAGTAGAGAGACACAAGATGTCTCGCAATCAGTTACGTGCTTTACGTGGTAGACCTTACTTTATTGATGAAGGTATTCAGTCAGCCATAGATAAAGGTGCTGACTATGTGCGTAAGCACTGGGAAATGAAGATGGAAGACGATGATACTAATCCATCCGAAACAGAGCGTTGGGAAGTATTAGAGTTTTGGGGTTTTGTTGACACAGACTTACTAGAAGAAAATGGCATACAGATACCTCGTTCTTTACGTGATCTCCCAGAAGTAAATGCTAATATATGGATTTCTAATGGTGAAATACTACGTTGTGTATTAAACCCATTTAAACCTACACGCATTCCATACTATTCTGTACCATACGAGCATAACCCATACAGCTTCTTTGGTGTAGGTATTGCAGAAAATATGGATGATACACAAACGTTGATGAACGGTTTCATGCGTATGGCTGTTGACAATGCTGTACTTTCTGGTAATCTACTTATTGAGATAGATGAAACTAACCTAGTCCCAGGTCAAGACCTATCTGTTTATCCTGGCAAAGTCTTTCGTAGACAGGGTGGAGCGCCTGGTCAAGGAATCTTTGGCACTAAGTTCCCTAACGTAGCAGCAGAAAACATGCAACTATTTGATAAAGCAAGGGTATTAGCAGATGAATCAACTGGCTTCCCATCTTTCGCTCACGGTCAAACAGGGATACAAGGTGTGGGAAGAACTGCTTCTGGTATCAGTATGCTTATGTCTGCAGCTAACGGCTCTATACGATCTGTTGTCAAAAATGTTGACGATTATTTACTAGCACCGATTGGTAGGGCATTCTTTGCATTTAATATGCAGTTTGACTTTGATGAAAGCATAAAAGGTGATCTAGAAGTTATGGCAAACGGTACTGAGTCTTTGATGGCTAACGAAGTACGTAGTCAGCGATTGATGCAGTTCTTGGGTGTTGTACAGAATCCTGCACTTGCACCTTTCGCTAAAATGGATTACATCATTCGTGAAATAGCTAAGAGTATGGATCTTGATCCTAACAAAGTGACTAACTCTATGCAAGATGCAGCCATACAAGCAGAGATCCTAAAAGGATTTCAACAACCTGCACCACCTCCTGAAGCAGCAGGTATGGGTCCACCACCACCTGAAGGACCAACACCAGTTCCTGCAGGAGCTAACCCTGCTGATCAAACAGGAGCAGGTGGAGGAACTATAGGTACAGGCGTAGCACCTGCGCCAGGTGAAGAAGGCTTCTCTGGTGTCGCTTAAGACTTTTGTTAATAATAAAGGTGAGTGGGATGCATTCTGTAATGAACTAGATGTTTGGATTGCTGATGAGCACAAGAGACTAGAGCAAGCAGAAGATGTAGTACATATACATCGATCCCAAGGGGCTATTCAAGCTCTTCGTAAATTGAAATATTTAAGAGATAAAATCAATGGCATTAAATGAAGAAGAACAAACAGACGCAGTATTTAAATCTGTACGTACAGACGTAGATCCAGTATCAGGTAATGAAGTACCCCCAGGCTCTTTACCTGAAGAAGTACGAGACGATATACCTGCTATGCTAAGTGAAGGTGAATACGTTGTCCCTGCTGATGTTTTAAGATACTACGGTGTTAAGTTCTTTGAAGATTTACGCACGATGGCTAAAGTAGGTTTAGCTGATATGGAAGCTAATGGGCGTATTGGCGGTGAACCCATTGAAGAACAAGCAGAACTACCCTTTACAGAAGATGAGCTTCTTACTGAAGAAGATGAGATGGAGCCTGAAGATGAGCAGATGAGTGCAGCTTTTGGTGGACTTGTTGGTTTTGCCCCTGGTGGTTTAAACATGCCTGAAGGTACGCAAGTACCGACAAGTGGTAGCTCAGGTTTTTCACAAGACCCTAACGATCCAACTCAAGTACTTATAGGTTCGGCTATTACTAATACTGGGTATGAGCTTGTAACTTTTTATGGTCCAGGCGGTCTTGATGATAAAGTAAACATACCTTTCTTTAATGGCATGGCTATAGCTCCTATACCCCCAAACTATACAAAAGATCTACCTGAAGAGACTGAACTAGAGAAATCTACAAGTGATGATCCTAATGAAGGTATAGCACAGTTAGCTAAAGAAAATTATGAGAAACCTAAAGTAGATTACACCAACCCTGATATGGTAGGTGATGTTATTGATGATTACTATACCTCTCTTGCTGCCCCTGGTTTAGCAGGTATTCTTACTAATATGACAAGTTCAATATCTAAAAATAGTATTTTAAAAAGTATTGATACAGCTATAGATACTAAAGGCTTAGATAAAGATATAAAAAACCAACTTATAGAGAAACGTAAAACACTAGAAGACTCATCTTTATATAAGGAAGAAAAACAAGAAGGTGGTTTTGCTAATACCTTTTTAGGTAAACTACTTGGTTTTGGTGAGCAAGATAGTACATATACTAGACCTGATTATGCCCAAGCACTACCTAATTTATCAAGGAGTTCTGCTGAAGGTCTTGAATGGATGGGTAATGAAGCAGATGCATATAATGCTGCAGTTCGCAGTGGTAATGATTCAGTGGTTGCTCATTTTCAAGCTATTAATAGATTAAGAGAAAAACAAAACGCTTTTATAGACCAAGGTATGTCTTTTGAAGAAGGTAGAGCAATGGGTCTATCAAAATATGATATTGAACAAGCGCAAAGGTTTGGCGGTAGTTTACATAGATCAATTCACGCTGGAACAGCACAAAGATCAGGTGGAGCCTTTAGTAAGTATGTACCTGTAGAAAAACCAGATGACTCAGGCTCAGGTAATGGTTCTAGCGGTGCTGCAGAAGCTGCAAGACAAGCAGCAGTAGAGCGTCAACAAAGTATTAACGAGGCTAATGAAATTTTATCTTCTGGCTCTGGAAACCAAACTACTGTTTCTGGACAAGGCGCTGAACCAATATCTGCAACTATAAGTGAAGAAGAAGACGAAGGACCGTTTTAAACAAAAATAATTCCATATAACTATAAGGCTACCCAGCTACGGCTGGCCCCAACATAAGGAGAAAAACAATGGCTGAAGTAGAACAAGTAGAGGTGCAGTCAGCATCTCATTTAAGAAATGCGGCACGAGTTAGCCGTGATGAGCAAGAACTACGTGAGCTTATGAAGCAAGCTGGTATGGTGCAAGAAGATGAAGAACAGCAAGAAGAAAAAACTGCTGAAGCTGAACCCAGTAGCGAAAAGCCTAGCGCAAAACCAGTTCAGGCAGAAGGTGATACCAAACAAAAGGAAGAACCTAAAGCTGAAGCATCCAAAGAAGATGACGATGCAGACTTAAGTGCTGAAGAAAAGACTTTCAAGCAACGTTATTCCGACATTCGTAACTACATGCGAGAAAAGGAAGAAGAGCATAAAGGCGCTGTTGAAAAGCTAAAAAGTCAATTAGAAGCAGCAACAAAGAATGAACTTGTACTACCCAAGTCGGATCAAGACATTGAAGCTTGGTCAAAGAAATACCCTGATGTAGCTGGTATCGTAGAAGCTATAGCTAACAAAAAGGCTGATGAAAAAGCTGCATCTCTAGATAGTAGATTAAAAGAGATAGAAGAGTTACGTATTACAGCTAAACGAGAAAAAGCTGAAGCAGAACTAGCTGCTCTACATCCTGACTTCACTGACATACGTGCTGATGATACATTTCATGAGTGGGCTAAAGAACAACCGAAGTGGGTACAAGATGCTTTGTACGAGAATGTAGATGATGCTAAATCTGTAGCTCGTGTTATTGACTTGTATAAAGTTGACAAGGGCATAACAAATAAAAAGACATCAAACGCAGACAAGGATGCTGCTTCTTCAGTTAGGACAAAAAGAAGTACTACACCTGATCATGACGAAACAGCTAACTACTTACGTGAATCCCAAGTAGCTAAGATGTCTATGAAAGAATACGAAAAGCGCATGGAAGAAATATTTGAAGCCCAGCGCCAAGGGAAATTTATTTATGATGTGTCAAAGAAATAACTTGACAAATAAAGAATCATAAGTAAAACTATAGCATATACACAACAGTTAATGTGTGTATGCTTTTTAAGCACTAGCCACAAGAAGACTTACCTCAACGTATAGGCCCAGCGCAGATAGGGAGGCCACCCTTGAAGCATAGCTGACTACCCTAATATGAAGAGCCTCTTTATAGTGGATATGTAGTGTCAATTTTCACGCCATATCTATAAAGGAGATTTAACTATGGCTATTACATCCGCATCGGGTGGATTTAACGGCAACTTCAGCCCGATTATCTACTCCAAACAGGCACAGATTGCTCTACGCAAAACTGCTGTCGTAAACGCAATCACCAATAATTCATACTTTGGTGACATTGCAAACCAAGGGGATACAGTACGTATCCAAAAAGAGCCTGACGTAACAGTTAATGCTCTACAACGTCACACAAGTATCTCTGTAGAGAAGCTAGATGACCAAGACTTTTCACTCACCATTGACAAGGCTAACTACTTTGCTTTCAAAATGGATGACATTGAAGAGCAATTTTCACACATTGACTTTACATCTTTGGCTGCTGATCGTGCAGCATACAAGATGGCTGACGCAATGGATGAAGAGTGTCTAGGTTATCTATCTGGTTACACAGGTGGCGCAGGTTCATGGGCAGTAAACACAACTGCTTCAGGTGACGCAGCTTCATCGGCTGCTTCAGCAGGTTCTGCTGCAGACAAAGTAGGTGCTGAACTTTTAGCAGCTAACAGACTTGACGCTACTGATTTCGGTCAGTTAGGTACTGCAGACTCTGCTTCAACTAACTATGATGCAGGGGATTCTATCCCACTAGCTCCTAGACTTCCAGGTGCTACATCTCTATCAACAAGCACTGTTTCTCCATTAACAGTTGTTGCACGTATGGCACGACTATTGGATCAAAACAATGTTGATTCTAGAGGTAGATGGATTGTCTTGGACCCTGTGTTCGTAGAAATGCTCAAAGACGAAGACGCAAGAGTATTAAATGCCGACTTCGGTGGAACAGGTCTTATGAATGGCTTGGTATTGAACAACCTACACGGCTTCCGTGTTTACGTTTCAAATAACCTTCCATACTTGGGAACTGGTCCTGCTACAACAGGAGCCTTAGCGCAAGAGACTAACTTTGGCGTTATCGTTGCTGGTCAGGATGAGGCAGTTGCATCTGCAGAGCAGATCAACAAAGTGGAGAACTATCGTGATCCAGACTCATTTGCAGACATCGTTCGTGGTATGCATCTATACGGTAGGAAAATCCTACGTCCAGAAGCAATCGTAACAGCGAACTACAACGCTGCTTAATATAAGCTAAACTATTGGGCTGGTCTTTTAGAGGCTGGCCCTTTAGTACATCTAAAATCTTAAAAAAGGATTCCAAACATGGCTATCACAACAGCAATGTGTACAAGCTTTAAATCGGAACTATTAGGTGGTACTCATGATTTGGATACCCATACTATAAAGCTTGCACTTATTAAAGCTTCTCCATCAGGAACTTATAATGCTGCAACTACAAACTATTCGGATGTAACAGGTAACAGTGACGAAGCTACTGGTTCTGGTTACTCAGCAGGTGGACAGAATTTAGACGGTGCTACTATCTCAGTAGATGGTACAACGGCTATTGTTGATTTCACAGACGAAGTGTTTTCTTCTTCCACTATTTCAGCAGATGGCTGTATAATATATAATTCATCTGCTTCAAACAAAGCAATTTGTGTAATCGACTTTGGCGGTACTAAAACGTCTACAAGTGGTGATTTTACTATTCAATTTCCTGCAGCAGGTGCTTCTACTGCGATAATTCGTATTGCTTAATAAAGGTTTATCTTAATGGCTCTTGTAGTAAAAGACAGAGTAAAACAGACTACGACTACAACTGGTACAGGAAGTATTGTACTTAATGGTACTGTAGATGGTTTTCAAACATTTGCTGCTGCATTGGCAAATGGCGATACTACATACTATTCTATATTTGAAGTAAGCACTAATGCATACGAGATTGGATTAGGTACTTGGAATGAGAGTACCTCTACTTTAGCAAGAACTACTGTTTTAGAAAGTTCAAACTCAGGTAGTGCTATTAACCTTACTGCTCAAGCAGAAGTATTTATAACTTATCCTGCAGAAAAATCTGTGTTCCTTGATTCTAATGGAGATGTAACTCTAGGTAATGACTTAGTAGTTACAGGAGATTTTACTGTTAATGGAACTACAACTACAGTTAACACAACTAACTCTGTAGTATCGGATGCCTTAATAGAGTTAGGTAATGGTACATCAGGAACTCCATCCAATGACGCAGGTATTGTTATTGAGCGTGGTAGTAGTGATAATGCCTTTATTGGCTATGACGAAAGTGCAGATAAATTTACTGTAGGTACAGGATCATTTACAGGTGCGTCTACAGGTAATCTTACAATTAGTACAGGAACACTTGTAGCTAACATAGAAGGTAATGTTACAGGTGACGTAACTGGTAACGTATCAGGATCATCTGGATCTACTACAGGTAATGCTGCAACTGCTACTGCATTACAAAATGCTAGAACTATTGCAGGTCAGTCATTTGATGGAACTGCTAATATTACTATAGCACCTACAGATTTAACAGGTGTTAGTGCTGATGCTGCAGAAATAAATATACTTGATGGTGTAACCTCTACTACTGCTGAATTAAACTTATTAGATGGTGTTACTGCAACTACTACTGAGTTAAACTATGTTGATGGTGTTACATCTGCTATTCAAACACAGCTAGACGCTAAAGCATCTTTATCGGGTGCTACCTTTACTGGTGATGTTACTGTAGATACAAACACACTTCACGTTGATAGCTCTAACAATCGGGTTGGTATTGGTACGACTTCGCCTACCAGACCATTGCAAGTTACTGATGCAACAAGCGATGGCACTGGCGGTTTTAAGATTGAAAGCTACCTACCTACATTAGAAATG